TGCTTGCACGATCAAGAATATGTATGTGAACGCGAGGCTTGCCGGCGTTGGTGCAGCGACGATCACGTACACGCTTCTCGTGAACGGCGTGGCGTCGGCGCTGTCGGTGGCGATGGCAAACACGGCGGTCGCCGGTTCGGATCTGGTCAACGCGATTCCGATCGTGGCAGGGGATCGGATCTCTCTTCAGGTTGCGAAGTCGGCCAACGTCACATCGAGCCAAACCGACATCATGGTCTCGATGCAGATGGCGGCATAAGCAGGAGCCGAAATGTCGACGTATCGATACAAGTGGGAATCCCCGCCGCTGGAGCGTGTGAAGCGGGGGATCTCTGAAGCAATGCAAGCCGTGATCAGTATGACGGCGCCCGCGCCTCAAGCGTTGGTCGATGTGTCGCTCACGGGGGAGACTGAAGCCGACAAGTTGGATCTAGACGGCACTATGCTTGGGCTCGGTTGGGAGTTCCTATCGATGGATCCGCCGGCGCCTCCCCAAGTCATTCTGTTGCGCCAAGAGGTCACGGCGAATCTCACGGCGGACGCGAACACGGATAGTGATGCGTTTACGAACCTGTTGACCGTCGAGATTACGACCGGCGCCGGTGTGATCGGCATCATGGCGAGTGCCACGACGCGAACGGCCGACGCGGAGGGGAACATCCGGGTGACGGTGAACGGCACTCCGATCCGCAGTAGCGGGCATCCGATCGGCATCGCGAACACGGTGCTTAGTGCGAGAGTGCCGGTGCCTCCGGGCACGTATACGGTTGCCCTGCAATGGAGAGCCGGAGTGGGTGGGACGCACTACGCGCGGCCGGTCTCGTATCCGGCAGATGAATTCGCCGGGTTGCTTGTACGGGAGACGACGGCGTGATCTGGTAGGCTGTTCGCGTGGGCCTTGTTGATACTGCTCGGAGATGGGCCGGTGAACGCTTAGTAGGCGTCGGGTTGCGACTACTCGACGGGACCTTATGGGTGCGGTCGGACTCTCCGCCGGATGAGGACGACGCCGATGATGGGGCAGCCCCCCTGCTTCCCGTATTGAGCCAAGAGGCGACCCGCATGGTGCGGGATGGGATGGTGCAGCAAGCTCCGCGCGAGTCTGAGGAAGCGCCGGGTCCGGCGCGTGGTAGCGTGCGCGAGCGCTACGCGCGCGAGAGGAGTGCAAAGTGAGCAACGTCGTCTCAATCGATTCGCGCAATGCGCTGTCGTTCTCCAGTTTCGGGGACCAGACGACGATGGGGCCGGACCAGTTTCGGCCGCGTGCAATCCTGTACGGCGACCGGTTCCGTGAGCTGGACTATCGAGCGTCGTACTTCACATGCACGCAACACGACATGAAGTCATACGACTTTGAAGGTCGCGTTATCGGCGGCCCTCGGTCGACACAACCGCTCATCGGACACGAGAAGACCCCGATCTATATCCCGCTCAACATGCGCCGGCCTAGTTCGCCGATGCGCATGGGGAAAGTGATCGTGGATTCGTTCACGTCGGTCATCTTCGGCGAGAACCGGTTCCCGACGATCAAGGTCGAAGGTGACTCGCGGCGGCAGGAGTTCGCGCAAGCGATCGTGCGCACGGGCCGCTTGCCTATGCAGGCGATCCGTATGCGCCAGCTTGGCGGGTCGATGGGGACGGTCGGACTGTCGTGGTGCTTCCATCACGGCACGCCGCGGTTCGAGGTGCACAACGCGAAGAACCTTTATGTTCATTCGTGGCACGACCGCGTGATGCTCCTGCCCGCGCACGTAACGGAGGTGTACCTGTTTTATAAGGTCATCTGGGACGGGAAAGGCTTCAACAAGAAGCACTATTGGTTTCGGCGCGACTGGACACCGGACGCGGACTACGTGTTTTTCGACGTCGAGTTCAACCCGAACGCCGACCCGGTGTGGCAGATCGACGAGCGGAAGACCAACCGCCACAACGACGGCGTCATCCATTTCGAGTGGATCCAGAATCTGCCCTCGGATGAGATCGACGGGCTGCCCGACTATGACGGGCTTTACGAGCAATTCGACCAGCTCGATGTGTTGAACTCGGTGGTGACGAGGGGCGCGATCGTGAACCTCGATCCCACGCTCAAGATCAAGATGGACCCCGACCTCATCGACCGACAAGGCATGAGGAAGGGATCGGACAACGCGCTCGTCGTCGGCGAGAGCGGCGATGCCGAATACATGGAGCTTCAAGGCACGAGCATCGATGTTGGCTTGAAGCTGATTGCCGAACATCGGCGTTCGATCTTGGAGACCGCGCAGTGCGTGATCCCAGACCCGTCGACGGTGGCGGCGCAGGGGACGAGTAGTGTTGCGCTCAAGGTAATGTATGCGCCGATGCTGGCGAAGTCGGACGTGTTGCGCGAGCAATATGCGGCGGGGATCAAGCGAGCACTCGACAACATGATCGACGTTGCGGCGCGACGTATGGCCGAACCGATCGTCGCGGTTGACCCGGCGACGGGGGAGGAGACCCCGGCGCAGTTCGTTCTCAACTTGCCGATGCGCGCGGAAGAGGTCGACGTTGTAGACCCGGTGACCGGTGAGCCCGCGGTCGACCCGCTTACGGGCGCCCCGCAGCGCGAGGTCAAGTTGTCCCCGCTGGATCCGGGGGTGGGCGGTGAGGTCTCGGTGGGATGGCCCAATTACTTCGCCCCCACCTACGACGACCAAGCCAAGGTTGTAACGGCAATGCAGGTGGCGACCGGCGGTAAGGGATTCTTGAGTGCAGAGACGGCGACGGATATCGCGTCGGCTGCGTTCGGCATCGACCCCGGGGAAGAGCGCAAGACGGTGGCCGCTGCCACGGCTCAGACCGAGGCGATGTTCCCGCCGATTGGCGGGGAGGTCGCTGCCCCATCCGTCGCCGGTGCGACGGAGATCAAACTCACGAGCACCGACGTCGCGACGATTATCACGGTCAACGAAGCGCGCGCGTCTATCGGGCTCCCCCCGTTGCAGGGATCGGATGGGTTGCTCACGTTGCCGGAGTTCAAGGTGCGCCATTCCGATACGATCGCAGGGGCCGCGCGTGCGGAATCTGGGAAGACGGAAGAGGAGCTATCCACGGGGCCGCGCGGCCCCGTGGAGGAAGCCGCGCAAGTGGACCCGTCGTTGACCCATCTGGGAGAGTAAGCCGTGGCGTCGTTGGACGTACGCGAAGCGCTTGCGACGAATCGCAGCGCGGCGGTCGAGTATTCCACGCAGGCCGGGGCTAAGAACCTCCGGGCACTACTCGCCAAGGCAGAGAAGGATCTCCAAGAGCGTATCGCGGGGTTGGCGCCGGGTACGGATCAGACCTTCACTGCGGAACGCATGCGCGCGGTGCTCGCGCAGGTGCAGCTCGTGATCCGGCAGATGCAGCCGGGGTTTCGCAACACGGTCGTGGACGCGGGCAAGCACGCGTCGGATATGGCCGTGCAGAACACGATCGATTATCTGATGGCGGCGGACGCGAAGTATCGCGGCGTCGGTGCGCAGCCGTTGGCGCTCGACGATGCGCGCATGTTCGACGCCGGGGCGCAGGGTGCGCGCGCGTCCATCTTGCGAAGGTTGGTGTCTGCGGGAGAGGACGCGCCCGGCGCGACGGGTGCCGGGGCCAAGCCGGGGATCCTTCAGCGCTACGGCATGAACGTGATCGAGCACTTTGAGAACGTGCTCCAACAGCATGTCGTGCAGAGGACGTCGTGGGCGGACGCTACAAGCGCGCTCAAGGAGAAGTCGCCATTCCTACAAGGCGCGCCCGCGCATTGGGCGGAACGAATCCTCCGCACTGAGTTGATGGGCGGATATGCCAGGTCGGCGTATGAGGCGACGCGCGCTGCCGATGAAGACTTGGGCGACGTCGTGAAGATCCTGGTGGCGACGTTCGATGATCGGACGGCGTCGGATAGCTATGCCGTGCATGGTCAGATCAGGCGCCCTGCCGAAGCGTTCGATACGTGGCAGGGAGCGATGCAGCATCCTCCGGCGCGGCCGAACGATCGCGAAGTCGTCGTAACGCATCGCATCGCATGGCCGATCCCGAAGGAGTTGATGCCCCGGTCGCGGTCGGAGGTCGTCGACCGTTGGCAGAAGGAAGGGCGCAAGGGTTCGCCTCCCGCAACGCCGATTGATTCAACGGTTGACCGGGCGCTGTTCGGAGCCACGCCGCCGGCGCAAACGACGTCGGATGAAACGACGCGGTCGGACTTGGCGGCGAGGGACGCGGCGTCGAAGGCTGCGATGCTCGAAGCGGTTGGGGGATAGCGCGCTAAAGCAGCATGGCCCGCTTACGCCGGGGGAGAACGATGCGTTCGCGTCGGCACTCGTTGCGCGCAAGATGCCACCGGGCGATGCCCCGGGTACGTACAAGCACGGCCTTCCGAGCACGAACAAGAAACCGTTCTGGCAAGATGGGGTGCCGGCGTTTGGAGACAACGTGCTGTTCGGGCAGGGAATGTCGTCGGCGGAACAGGACGTGTTGTCCAAGGCGTTCGATGCGCTCATTGACGCGCAGAAGGTCACGGCGGTTGACCCGAAGTCGGTGGTTCAGTTCGGCGACGCAATCCCATTCCATGAGGCTAAGTGGGGTGTGCTCGACACGTTGAATAAGCAGGCCGGTACCCCGCTGGTCGTGAAGAAGATGGGGATGCTCTTCTCGTACTCAAACGGGCATTACCTGGCAGGCGCCCATCTACTCGGGGAGAAGAGCGTTGCGGCGCACGTGGTCGATATGGACGACCCGGAGATCGTCGCTGCGATGGACGCCGCGAAACCGAAGGCGGCCCCCGCGCCGGAGGTCAAGGCGATGTCCGGCGCCGACATCATGGCGGAGAAGCTCAGGGGCAAGAGCGGATCGGCGAAGGGCGGATTCTACAAGGGGGCGGACGGCGTCGAGCGGTTGGTCAAGGTCTACAACGATCCGACGCAAGCTCACGGCGAAGTCGTGGCGAACGCGATCTATCGCAAACTCGGGTTGAGTGCGCCCGACTCGGTCACGTTCGAGCACGAAGGTGTGACGCATTACGCGCATCCCACCGTCGAAGGCCGGACGCTAGACGCGGTGGGGATGACGGCGAAGCATGCAAAGGAGATCGCGCGCGGGTTCGCGGTGGACGTACTCCTCGCAAACCGCGACGTCATCGGAGCGTCGAACGACAACATCCTTGTGACTGCGGACGGCAAGTTGCGCCGCATCGATAACGGAGGCTCGTTGCTCTCTCGCGCGATGGGCAAGCGCAAGTCTGATGACGACCTGCATCAACTCAAAGAGTGGGACGGATTCTTCAATCGCAGCGTGAGCACATACGCGAACGTCTTGGATAAGGCGGGCATCAAGACGCATGCCGATATGAAGAAGGAGTTGGTGGAGGGCATCGGCAACATCGTCAAGTTGCGGGACGAGCTGGGCGGGTGGGGAAAGTTCGTCGAAGAGATGGCGCCGGGCATGAAGGCGTCCGATCGGGACGCCGTCGTTCGGATGCTCGATGTGCGGACCAAGCTCCTGCAAGAGAAG